AGCTATCAAGCACGCTGAGAAAATCATTAACATTGACGAATTGCTCGTTGCTTCCACCTTCATCGCTAACCTCGATGAACTACGGAATCACTACGACGTTCGTTCGATCTACTCTAATGAGCTAGGTCGTGCGTTAGCTAACAAGTTTGATAAGCAAGTCATCCAGACTGCTATTCTTAATGCAGCTTCGTTCGACAGCTCCGGTATCGCTACTCCTGCTTCCGCTACCATCTCTGGTAATAAAAATGCCAGTGCTGTGTACTGTGCAGCGGGAACGGACGATTCTGACAAGAGGTTCTTAGGCTCTACTGGAGCAGGAACCTTAGATGTAGACGGAACCTTGCTCGCAAAGGCGATCTATAAGGCTGCTCAACTTCTCGATGAGAAGGATGTACCACCTTCTGATCGTTATTGTCTAGTCAGCCCTGCTCGCTACTACAACCTAGTACAAGCTGAAACCAGTGGAGGCACACCTCTCGCAATCAATCGTGATTGGGATGGGCGTGGATCATACGCTGAAGGTTCTGTACTTCGTGTAGCTGGTGTCACTATAGTCAAGACTAACCACTTGCCTGAAGCTGACATCGCATCTGAGACAGGTCATGCTAACACTTACACTGACACCTTCGGTACTAAGATTATGGGACTAGTATTCCATAAGTCGTCTGTAGGTACAGTTAAGTTGCAAGACCTCTCCACAGAGAGTGAGTATCAGATCCAACGTCAAGGCACATTGATGGTTGCTAAGTATGCCATGGGTCATGGCGGCTTGCGTCCTGAGTGTGGCGTTGTTCTGATGAATAACGACGATCAGTAAGAGTAGTTATTAACTAATCACGAGGGGAGTCCTACTGGACTCCTCTCTTTTTTTGTTGTAATTTGTTTCAACTTGGCTAATAAGAATCATTGCTATGGCGACTCTAGGAAAAACCACTAAGCTTCAAGCGGTAAATCAAATGCTCAGTTTTATAGGAGAAGCCCCTATAAATAGTCTAGCTGACGCTACGGGGGTGGGCGATGTCAGCCTTGCTGAGTCCGTTCTTGATGAAATAACACTGGAAGTATTGTCTCAGGGTTGGCACTTTAATACTAATTTCGATGTAACTCATGAACCTGACAGCAATAAAGAGATTGTTTTAGGTGAAGTTGTACTAAGAATAGATACTAAAGTAGGTGCGTATGGGACTATGGATGTTACTTTAAGGGGAAATAAGCTGTATAATAGGGCTAAAAATACTTTTGAATTTGATGATGAAATAAAAACAACTGAAGTAGTAGTCCTACCTTGGGACGATTTACCGGAAGCAGCTCGAAGATATATTGCTTTGAGGGCTGCTAGGGTATTCCAAGATAGATCAATAGGATCACCTGAATTACAACAAACGGGAGTTCAGGAGGAGTTAGTAGCATTAGCTTCCTTAAGGGAATACGACGCGGAATCTTCAGACTATTCTGTGTTTGATTCCACGCTACCCCTAAAGACTATTAGCGATTATCGGAGAACAACTGCTTGGTAGTATGCCTCAAATTAGCACCACAATTCAGAACTTACTGAATGGGGTATCTCAGCAGGCGGATTCCCAGAAGTTTCCTAGTCAAGCACAGGAGCAAGTCAACGGTACTTCCTCTCCTGTACTGGGCCTAACCAAGAGAAACCCTACTGAGCATATAGCTAAGTTATTCTTCACGACTCCTACAGATGTTTGGGCTCAAGTTCTCAACAGAGATTCCACTGAGAAGTACATGGTTGTTGTCAGGAATTCTGAGTGGCAAGCTATTCGAGTAAACATAACTATAAATGGAAGTACCGACTATGATTGGGGTTCCACTGATACTTTAGATTTATCTGTAGGAGATGAGGTTAGGTTAAAAACTACAGGAACACTCCCTGCTGGATTCAGTGTTGATACTAGATATTATGTAGTGTTCCACAGTCAGGGGATCGGGAACGATATTCGACTTTCAGCAACTAAGGGAGGCTCTCCTATCGCCCTTACTAATGAAGGGAGTGGCATGACAGATCACTCTATATGCAGAGATCCTATAGCAGTATATGATC